AAAGCCGGGGTGGGGTATCACCACCTAACAAAACAGGCAAGGCAGAGGGGTGATATCACGACAAAAAGCCCGCTCCGTTTTTTCTAATAGTTATCCACAATCCGCCCCCTAACAGGCATTTTCTCCCCCGAAACTTCAAACATTTCAAAGCAACGCTCGACAACCGAAAGCAAAGGACAAACACATGACTGAAAACACTGGACACCAAACAGCAACTTTCACAGAAGCGGTCTCCCGCTTTCTCGATAATGCGACTTGGCTCGATGATTCACACGCTCCTTCGGTTATGGCTCTCCGGGGCCTGGCCCTCGAGTTAGATCGTGAACCGACGGCCGCACTGTACGCACAATTCGGCCTTTATCACCGGTCGCTGCTCAAGGAGAAGCCGGTCGAGCCTTCCGCGGTCAACCCATTCGAGGAATTGCTCCGCCGGTAATGTTTACCCCGACCAGATTCACGCCGCCGCTGACGGAAGACTATAAGGCTGACGTCGACGACTATCTTCCGTTGCTCGAGAAGGCTTGGCGTCAGTCGATGGGGTACTGGCTTGACGAATGGCAGGTGGAGCTTATCCGGCGGATAACGGAGCTGCGGGACGATGGGACGCTTCGGTGGCGTCAGTGCCTGGTATCGGTCTCGCGTCAGTCCGGGAAAACAGAGCTCACTTCCCTGCTCGGCGTCTGGAGCCTGCTCCGAGCCCGCGACCAATATAACGTCGGCGTGGCGTCACAGGTCGACCAGGCCCGAATTCTATACGAGCGTATCCAACGCATTATCAACGGCACACCCGACCTGCGGCAGCTCATGACTAAATTGACGGACACCCGCGGAATCAGGACGGCCTTCGGGTCAAGGTATGAGATCAAGGCGGCGAAAGCGTCCACACTTCAAGGCTTCCCTATCAGTGTCGGCGTGGTCGACGAGGTCCACCTGGTCGACGACGCTTCATGGTCAGCTTTAGTCGCCGGACAAGGATCTAGAAAAAATTCCATCATCATCGGGATCACAACAGCAGGCGACCAGAACAGCGCATTACTGAAAAGGCTCTACGCGGCCGCAGAAGACGCCATAGCGGGCTTATCGTCCCGATTCGGTGCGTGGATATGGGAAGCAGACGAGTCCATCGTCCCAGACGACGACGAGCACCTTCTTCGACTACTTACGCAGGCTAACCCCGCTCTACAGGCCGGACGTCTGGATGGCGAGATTATGCTCGAGGACGTTAGATCGACACCTGACGAGGACGTTATCCGATACCGGCTAAATAGGTTCGTTCATTCTAATCAGAACGCCTTTATTCCGATTAGCCTGTGGTGGTCGTGCGAGCGGGCCAGCGGCGAGACTATGCCGCCGGGCAAACTCTTCTTCTGTGTCGATCAGACTCGAGACCACGAATTTGCCACCATCGCCGCGGCGGTCCTGGTCGACGACGTCGTACACACCGAGATTATCGCCACCTTCGCCAGGCCGACGATTAGCCGCCTTATGAACGTCTGCCAGCAACTTATGAAGCACAACCCGGCGAAGTTCGTGATGGACGGTCTTTATATGAAAGACCTGGCGAAAGAGTTAGAGCTTCGATCTATACCAGTCGAGGTATTCAATCAGGGCCACGTCATCCGGGGATCTATGCTTCTCTTTAGTCGTCTGAAGCATAAGACAATCAAACACGCTGGGGACCAGATACTTACTTACCAGATTCCCCGGACGGTGCGTAAGAACGTCGGCGAAAATTATCGGGTCAGTCGAATTGACTCGAGCGTGGAAATCGACGCTGTTATGGCCACCGTCCTAGCAGTTTACGCGGCGTCCGAGCAGACACCGCAACACACCGGCCTTCAGCTCTTCGTCGGGAAGTAACCTATGTGCTACCGTATTGCTTCTATGGAAAACGACAACATCGACGGTATACAGGTTCCAATAGATCCGATGGACCTGCTTCAGTGCGATTCATGTCAATAGGGGACGAATAGGTTATTCGACGATGTAAGACCTGAAAAGGACCTACGTCGGACTCGAGTTCGATTCTCGACGTCTCCACGCAACAAAAGTGTGAAATCACAGCTCAATAACGCACGATTATTGTGCTAAAACTGAAAAATAGTGCGTGACGACACGCTAAACACTATATGTTGTGGTCTGACTTGATATATGACACAATATGTAGTAATGGGATTCCTCGACTTCCTCAATAACCCGATGGCAGGGCTCGGCCGCGCGTCTGTGCTGTCGCTCAATGAGCGCGCCGGAATCATCCCGCCACCTCGTAGCGCGTCCCAGGGAATCAACACCACCGAAGCGTTATCGCTGGCCGCGGTCTTCCGGGCAACCTCGATCCTTTCGACCGCCATCAAGCAGCTGACGATTCACGTCTATCGGGATGGTGTCGAAGTAACATCCACGCCGCTCTGGGTACGTCAACCCGACCCGAAGATGTCCCGCGCCGCCTTCCTCGAGATGACAGTCAACTCTCTGTCCCTGTCCGGTAATGCTTACTGGCGCGTATCACGGAACAGCACCCGCAACGAGGTCATAAAGCTAGAGGTCCTAAACCCCTTCGACGTCTTGATTCAGACGGACGACTACGGGACTGTCCTTTACTACGTTTACCGCGGGACCGAGAAGCTCTCACTCACTGACATACAACACTTGAGCCTTTACAGGTCTCCCGGTAATGCTTACGGGCTCGGCCCTATCCAGACGGCGCAGAAGGAGCTTCTCGCTATCACGTCCACCCGCGACTATGTCAGCGAGTGGTTCGCAGCTGGTGGCACACCCGCCGGGATCCTCAAGACCGACCAATTCTTATCCGGTGAAGACGCGCAGGCCGCGGCGGAAGCGTGGAACGCGCTCGGGTCCGGCAAGACTGCTGTGCTCGGCCAGAACCTGTCTTTTCAGTCGACCTATCTCTCGCCAAAGGACGCACAATTTCTCGAAACCCAGTCTTTCGGCGTCGAGCAAATTGCCAGGTTGTTCGGTGTGCCAATTGGTCTTATGAACAGCGCAGTGTCCGGGAACAGCATGACCTACTCGAACATCGAACAGGAGCTTATCTCCTTCAGCCGCTTTACCCTGGCCGCGTACTACATCGAAATCGAAGAAGCAATCTCGAGCCTGCTCCCCGGCCGATTCTTGAACATCGCAAAGATGAACGTCGACGCGCTGCTTCGCTCCGACACTCTCACCCGCTACCAGGCCCACCAGATCGCGCTCGACGCTAATTCTGGCTGGCTCGACGTCAACGAGGTACGCGCTACCGAAGGCCTGCCACCACTGAACGGAATCAACTAATGGAAACTATCGAGACACGCGCTATCGAGGTCGAGCTTCGCTTCGACAAAGAGACACGCCAACTGTCGGGAATCGCTGTCCCCTATGGTCAGGTTACGCCTGCCTATAACGAGCGATTCGCTCCGGGCAGTGTCCACCTGGACGAGAACGCTCTTCTGTTGTGGCAGCACGACCAGCGCGATCCAGTAGGCAAAATTCTGGCAGGCCGCGACAAAGATAACGCTTTCCACTTCGACGCTTTTATCTCTGACACGACTCGCGGCCGCGACGCCGCAACTCTCGCCGCCGACGGCGTCTTGTCACTTTCGGTCGGCTTCATCATGCGCGACTCTCACATCGTCGACGGTGTGACAGAGGTCCGCGACGCACTGGTAAAAGAGATCAGTCTCGTATCTTTCCCGGCTTACGCCGGGGCAACCGTCACCGCAGTTCGTGACGACACCGAACCGGAAGTACCGGCCTCGGCTCCCATCAAGGAGGAAAACATGGAAGACACCACTTCCACCGCTTCCGACCTCGCCGAGGTTCGTGAAGCAATCCAGCACCTCGAGCGCGAGGTCGCAGGTATCAACGCACCAGCACCAGCACCGATCAAGTACCGGTCGGCCGGAGACTTTCTCCAGGCAATCGTCAACAACGACGAGAACGCAGTTTCAATGTACGAACGCGCTTACACTGGCGCAACGACCGCGGACAGCGTCACCACGCCAATCGACGTCGACCTGATTCGTCTGGTCGAGTCGGCTAACCCGCTCGGATCCGTCTTCGGAACCGGCGTTACCCCCGCAACCGGCATGAACATCACGTTCGCAGTCGTCGACGGAATCACTGACGGCACTGCTACGCAGTCCGCCGAAGGTGACAACCTCGGATACTACGAGCTTCGCCTGGACACGTTCACCGAGAACATCATCACGGTCGGAAATTTCAGCGAATTATCGCGTCAGGTAATCGACCGCAGCTCGGTGGACTACTTGAACAGTGTCCTTCGCGGTCAGGCCATCGCGCTCGGTAAGGCTCTCGCCACCCAGCTCCGTACCAAGTACCAGGCAGTCTGCGCTTCGCAGGTCTCGGCCGGGAACAAGGTCACTCTGGCCAACACGACTTACGATGGCTGGGTCGGCGGTCTCGCTGACGCTTCGGCGACGTACTTCACGCCGAACGGTGTCCAGATCGACGCTCTTATCGTCGACAAGGCAACCTTCAAGGACCTGCTTGCTCTCGACGGTACGCCGGTTATCTCCTTCGCCGGAGAAGCTGCCGGTGCTGTCGGTTCGGCTAACGTCTCGGGTCTCCGCGGAACCATCGCAGGTATCCCGATCATCGTGGACGCTGGACTCGACTTCACCAACAAAGACGAGTGTGCCTTTGTCTCCTCGCTGGCTCTCCGCCAGTACACCTCGGGAGCTCTTCGTCTCTCGCAGGAGAACGCAGTGAACCTGTCGGAAGCCTTCTCGCTCTCGACTTACACCGCGACGGCCGGCGAATACCCCGCCTTCATCATCCCCATCGACCAGACCGCGTAAGCACTGGTCACAGGGAATTAGCTAATGGCTGTCTGGGACGACCTCACAAGATACGTCGGGGCTCAAGTAGGTGGTGTGGATGAAAACTTCATCCAACACAACTGCTGGTATCCCGCTTTAGAGCTCGTGGACCAATTTATTGGCGACGTCGAGGGCGTCCCAGCAACCATTCGCACCCGCGCAATCATGGAGGTCGGCGCGGAGCTTTACAACCGGCGGTCCGCTCCGGGCGGAATCGCACAGTTCGCCAGCTTCGACGCCGCACCCCTTCGGATCGCCAAAAATAGCATGGTCCGGGCCTACGATCTTCTGTCGCCATTCGTGAACCAGGCGACCGGAAACCTGGGATTTGGAAAGTGATTAGTCAGGCCCGCGCCGCACTAGTCGACCTGCTGGATAACGCAGGCTTCCGAACCTTCGACTATGTTCCGCCGAACATTACCCCGCCCTGCGCTGTTGTCTTCCCCAGCTCCGAGTTCGTGACAACCGGCGAAACCTTCGGAGAATACGTCATCAGCTTCGACGTCCGAATATTCGCACAGGCACTAACTAACAGTCACGTCACGGTCGTAATGGATCAGTACATTGAGGACGCGCTGTACGAGGTCAACGGCACAGCGGGCTTCTATTTAGAAACAGTAAACGCTCCCGAGATGTATACCGAGAACAATTCCACTTTTCTCGGTGTAGAGCTCACAATCAAACAACTAACACGACCATAGGAGGTCAATATGTCCACGAGAATCAAAGCTAACGCTCTGAAGCTCACGATCGACGGTGTCCAGTACAACGCCGACATCTCGCAGGCCGAATTGGTCTCCGAAGAAGCCGCTTCCGACGTGACAACCTTCGCTTCGGCCGCAGAAGGCGGAACCGCAGACTGGTACTTTACAATTTCCGGTATCCAGTCAACAGACGCCGCTTCATTCTGGCTGGCCATGTGGGAGCACGCCGGGGAAGAGGTCGAGTACCTGTTCGCACCTCACGGAAACACAACCGCGACCGCCAGCCAGCCAATCTTCCGGTCAAAGAACGCCGCAACCCCGCAGGTTGTCGTCTCGACTGTTCGAATTCCCCGCCGCGGCACGTTCCCGCTCGGTGGCGAAGCGTCGGTGGACGGAACCTTTAACTTCTCCGGTATCCGTATGGACATTATCGGCGAACCTTTCAAAGCGACCACCGGCGTAAGCTAGGACGCTAATCATGGCTTTCTCCCTCGGCTCGAGCACAAAGACACAAGCTAAAGGCTATGTCCAAATTCTCGGTGTCCGCGAGGTCCGGGCCTTCTTGATTAGCACCGCCAAAGACTACAAAACGTACAATTCGTGGATGAAGCGCGGCGCGGAGATGGTCGCCGCCGAAGCTCGACGCACCGCACCGCTGGAGACGTCGAAGATGGCTCGATCTATTGTCGGCCGCGCTTCTGCCAGGGTCGCGTCAAAAACAGGCGGCAGGACCAAAGGTTTATCCGGTGGTGTAGTTATCGCTGGTGTGCCTTACGGTAAATCCGTATCCTTCGGTCGTTACTACCCGGCCGGACCATACACAACAAAGCGCAGCAGAACCGAGCAACCCTTCCAGGGCTTCCGTTACCAGGCAATCAGGTCGCCAGGCAACAATAAGTACCTGAAGGTCGCTCGGGAGCGGGTAAAGCCGCACGTCGTCGAGCTGTGGAATCGCCTGCTTCGCAATTACGTTATAGCGAACGATTACGAGTATAAAATCAAGAGTTAGTCCCTATTCACAAAGGAGAACATTATGGACATCGACAGCATTACCCTCGGCGATATTGAAGATATCGAAAACTATGCCGGACTACCCTTCGGCGACATTGGCGAAAACAAGCCAGGTGTGGCAAAGCTTCGGACAGCACTGGTCTGGGTCCTGAAGCGTAAAGAGAACCCCGCCTTTACCATCGACGACGCTCGAGCACTTTCCCCGAACGAGCTCGAGCAACTGTTCGCCGACGACACAGTAAAAAAATAAAGACTGGGCAGGCCGAGAGAGTTATGTCGGTTGTGCTCGCAACAGGTTTAGATCCACAAACTGTCAGAACGCTTACGTCTTACGAGATAGAAGCAATCTGGAAGATAACGAATAAGAAGGGCTAATCATGGCTTCCGGCAACATGATCGTCACACTGGTCGCTAACACGCGAAAGTGGTCGTCTGGTCTGAACCGAGCAGGCCGCGACACAATGACCTTCGGAAAACTCGTATCTTCTAGCCTTCGGTTCGGCGCGGTCGCTCTTATTGGCTTCGTCGCCGCGATCTCTCGCGTTATTCCCGGTCTGCTGGCTATGGGAGCAGAATCGCGTAAAGCAGACGTACAGCTTCGCTTCCTGCTCGAGAACATGGAAGGTATTAGCAAAGCCACCGACGAGACCACTAAACGGATGGCCGCCTACGCAGATTCCATAAACCGAGCGACCGGTATCGACGACGAGCAAATAAAACTTGTCCAGAAGAAGCTTCTGGTCTTCAAGAACGTGCGGGCCAGTGCTGACGAGACTGCGGGAGCTTTCGACCGAGCAACCTCGGCCGCTGTGGATCTCGCCGCGGGTGGATTCGGAACCCTGGAGACTAACGCCAAACTTCTGGGACGTATGCTCGAGTCGCCTGCCACCAACCTGGACAAACTGAACCGGGCGGGTATTACCTTTACCGAGACCGAAAAGCGTAAGATTATCGCTTTACAAGAGTCGGGCAAACTGTTCGAAGCTCAAGATATGGTCCTGAAGTCCATCGAGGGCCGGGTACAAGGCCTGGCAGAAGAATCGGCGACACCGCTCGACAAACTAAACGGACTCTTCGCACAGCTCGGCGATGAAATCGGGGAGCGTATGCTTCCCTTCTTGGATGAAGCAATCGGAAAACTGACTGACTTCTTGGCGACCGCGGCAGGACAGCGCACACTCGAGCGAATCATCAAAGCCTTCGAAGACCTGGCACGAAACATCGGCTTGGTTGTCGACGTGCTTATTAGCCTGGCGACATGGTGGGATAAGGCGACCGAGGGAGCTCGAAAGTATCAGGAGCAGGTCGAGCAGGGTAAGGGACGATTCGGACGTATCTCGACGCCTATGCCGGAGGACAACTCGGGGACCGCTTTAGAGCCTTTCGGCGGCACTTCGCGTATGGGCCGGGGAAATATTATTGTCAACTTCAATACCCCTGTGGACTCGGTATCCGCCGGTCGTGAGATTAGCCGGGTCCTGTCCGATTACAGCCGAGCAAACGGCGGCCGATAATGCCAATCACAATAACCGAGAGACCGCTCTACAACCTGATTAGTTTAGAGACGTCGGCCTGGACGACACCTTTCACCTGGGTCGACCGGATCAACGACGTGGTGGGGTCTATCGCGTACTCGCAGGGCGGCCGACTGGGTCAACCTGGAGAGTCACAGACCGAAGTAGGCACACTAAACGCAACTTTCAAAGACCTGGCTTCTCCGCCTGCTGTCGGCGACCTTATCCGTCTGCGCCGCGCTGGGACGACAGAATATGCTTTTGTAGGATACGTCCAGGACGTGTCCCAACAGGTCGTATTCGACCGCACAGCGTCTCTGGCGACGCCTGTAGTGCTTACCTCGGTAAACTGTCTCGACTGGGTCGGGTATATCTCACAATTCGACGCAATCGGAGTAGGTGGTCTGGCCGCGACAACCTTCGCAGAGCAAACTATCTACCCATACCAGTCACGAGCTCGAGCACTAAATAACATTATCGACGCGACTAACGCGACACAGCTAATCGCCTTCGACTCAACTTCAGCGAGCTCAATTATTGGGGATACGGACGCGGTCGGGACCTTTTCCGACCACCTCGATCTAGCAGCAACATCACAGAATCTTTTCTGGCACTCGAATAATGTTCTGCCAACTAACAAAACGACAGGCCGGACAGGTCTGGTAACTATTCGGCCACTAAACACAGCACCATCATCGGGAAAAACCTTTACGGACGAGGTCGGGACCGCCGGGCAACTTCACTACGTCGAAATCGACCTATCTTCTTCTTCGCAAAACATCGCTAACCAGATAATTCTGGAAAATCACTGTGTTAGGTCAAACCCGGGCGACGTATCAAAACTCGGCGGCGGCAACGAATCATATTTCAGAATCATCAACAACCTGCCAGTGCCGGCTTTCGACGTCGACCACGTCTATTCTGATTCTGACGCGACCTCGATCACAACCTATGGCAACCGGGCGAGCACCTTTAGTACCAATGTTCTAGGTTCGTCGACCGGTGTCTTCAACTATGTCGGTAATCCATCCTTCGAGTACGGTGAGGATGGCTGGTCCGGAAGCTTACAAAAAATTGTCCGCCGACAGCCGGCCGAAAACAGCACACCCTTCGCCGCTGTCAATGGAACCTGGGCTCTGCGTATGCGATTAGCGTCTACCTCGACCTCGCCAGAAATACGTTACGACGGAACCGAGATAGACGGTATGCCAGTAAGGGCTGGCACGTTCTACGGGTTCAAAATCTCTGGTGCGAGAGGTTCACCTAACCGCACCGACGTCCGCGGTCGCGCCTTTATCAGGTACTTCGACGAAAACGATGGTGTTGTAGGTACATCCTTCGGCAGCCAGACAGTCTTCGGATCTACAGCATATGTCTGGCAAGCCATGAGCCTAACCGCAATTGCTCCGGGCGGAGCTGTACGCGCTGTGGTGGGTATCGAGTGGAACCGGTCAGGCGGCGGCCAGTTTAGTGCGGGAGACCAATTCTGGTGCGATTCTGCTCTTTTTCGGGGCGCTACAACTGTAGGAGTCCTAGATTACTTCGACGGAGATACGACTACCGACGCTACTAATATCCATTCGTGGATGGGTCAGCGCGGCTTATCCCCTTCAGCAAAATTCAGCAACCAGCTAGACACGTTAGCGACGACATACCTTACCCGGTACTCGACGACCAGCAACCGGGTAACGCGGCTTCGCTGGAACGCACAAGAAGACCTTACGGCTGTCTCCACGCTCAAAGTAGGATCCACAATCTCTGTAAGATTCGACGGCACAACAACTACATACAGAATCGTCGGCGTCGATGGCAACATCGCGGCCGAGCGATACATGATCGACTACTATCTGGAAAAGGTATAAACAATGAACGAAACACAACGCGCTTACACCTACCGAATTCTGATCGCAATCGGAACCCTGGCAACAGGTTACGGTCTCATAACGGCCGACGAGATGGCTCTCTGGCTCGGACTCGCCACAGCACTGCTCAACATCATGCCTGCGGCCCACACAAAGATTCAGCCGGACGATGTCGGATAACGGCGTCGTAGTAACGCTCGAAAAAATCTACGACAAGCTCCTCGAGCTTGAGCTGCGGATGGGCGACCACCCGAAGCAACTCGACGACCACGAGCTTCGAATTCGCAATCTCGAGATGAAGGTCTGGGGATTCGCCGGACTGTCCGGTATCGCTTCGATACTGGTATCGCTAATAATCACGAAGACAGGAATCTAACTATGAAACTCGACTACCGTCGACCATGTAAAACCCACACGGTCAGGGACAACTTCGAAGACCACAAAAAGCGCGGCTCTAACCTGCCAGGACTCGACTACGCCTGTAACACCGGCGACCAGGTCTACGCCACCGCTGACGGCATGATTCTGTCAGTGTCACACCTAGACAACAGTGCCAGTGGTATCAACATCGTGATTCGCCACCCGGACGGACAGAAGTCCTACTATCTCCACCTGTCCCGAATTCTGGTAGGCGTCGGTAAGCGGGTAAAGGCCGGCGACCTAATCGCAAAATCTGGCAACACTGGCCACAGCACAGGCCCGCACCTTCATTTTTCCATCCGTAACAATAAAGGCGTCTGTGTCGATCCACAGAAAGTAATCGACGGCCCGCGTAAACCCAAAGGCCCAGCAGTGAAAACTTCGACCGTTGAGCTTCCGCCTGCTCCGGTCGACGCGGCGGAATAGGGTCTTTCTCCTTTCTACCTATTCCGCGGGGCCAGGTGTGTATAGGGCGCACCTGGCCCACTCTTCTGCTACAGTGTGAGCACCTACTAGCAAAGGACACCCTATGTCAAAGCAACAATCTTGGAACCTCGGCCGCACAGCGACCTTTCTCGGTCTGGTGATGTGGTTCATCCAGCCAGCCAATTTAGTAACTCTGCTGGTCGCCATTATTGGCTTCTCGCTTCTCTGGTATTCCGAAACACGATAACCCATGTCCCTAATCTGGCCGACGGATACCTGGCGTCACCCGGTCCATCCGCCGCTCGACGTCGTGCGTAAAGAATTAGAGACCATGCGCCGGGAGATGGCTTCCGCCGCCTGGGACGAGCACCTCGACTATATTTACGAGCTCGAGCGCAACCTGAAGCGCGATCTAAACTATGAGCGTGTATCGCGTCTTACGTCTGTGGCAGTATTTACGGCAAAGCAGTTAGTCATCGCGGAAAGGATGATAAAAGAACATGGAGAGACTGATAGCAAGGTCCGGGACTGACGAGTGGTACAAGGCCCGAGAGTACGGTGTAAGCGCGACGACGGTCGCTAAAGCGGCGGCAGGCCCAGGCGGGTACGACGCCGAGCTAAAGCGGGCTTTACATCCCGAAGACCATGTAATCGAAGATAATGCGTACATGAAGTTCGGGCGTGACTGGGAACAGTGGATAGTCGACAACATTCCCACCGAGCTCGGAATCAAACACAACGACTGGCTTATCCGGGCGGAAGAAGAAGAGCACCACCTGGCTACACCGGACGGCCTAAACGCCGACTGGACCATGATCGCCGAAGTAAAGACAACCGGTGTGGACTGGAGCGAAGGTTTAGAGCCGGACGCGATTCTGGCATTATCGCCGGTCAAAATTCCGATTCAGTACCGTCGACAGGTCCAGTGGCAGATGTACGTTACTGGAGCGTCACAGTGTGTTTTTGCCTGGCTATTGCGGGCTGGCGATTACCCCGAATTCTTACCTGCCTGGCTAGAACCAAAATACATATTCATCAACCGGGACGACTTCATGATCGACGAGCTCGTAACTGTGGCAAAGCGATTCGCTCGAGACTTCAACCACTACAAAGAAGCCGAACAACTGTTCCGGCCAACACACTAGGAGAACCCGATGGCACACTTCAACCTCGCCGACTATCAGACTGTCCAGGAGCGTATCGACCTTCTGAAAGCCACTTATCCCGAGTCCCGTATTGTCAACAGAATGATTCACATCGACGAGACCAGCATTATCGTCGAGTGCTCAATCTACCTAAAAGCAGACGACACGCTCCCGACCTGTGTCGACCTGGCCCACGAAGTAAAAGACGCTAGTCCGGTAAATAAAACGTCTTGGGTCGAAAACTGTACCACCAGCTCGACGGGCCGCAGCATATCCCTGCTCGGTGGCCCATTCTCCCCGAAGGGTAAACGTCCATCGCGGGAAGAAATGGCAAAGGTACAAAGAGCCAACAACGCGGCGCAAGTGACCGCAGAAGACATACAAAAGGCTTCAACGGTCGCCGAGCTCACCGATCTATGGTCAAGAGCAACAGACAGCGGCGACTCGACCAAACTAATCGAGAAGTTTACGGCGCGTAAAAAAGAGCTCGGTGGATAAAAACTACTCGATTACAGTGCCAGGTCGACCAGTCCCAAAGGGCAGGCCACGCCTGGCACGTAACGGTCACGTCTTTACACCAGAGACCACAGTCGCCTTCGAGATAAAGGTCGCTAATGCCTGGTACGAGAAGTATGGGGCCACAGAGTTAGAAGGCAACCTCGAGGTCTTCTGCTACTTCGCTACGGATCGACACGGTAAGCAGGACGTCGACAACCTGGCGAAGAGTGTGCTAGACGGACTCGAGCGGGGCCGGGCCTTCATGTCCGGGGACCAGCAGGTTTACAAGATTACGGCTTCAAAATATCCGTCTATCGACTTGAAGACAATCGTAGTAGTTCGCCACCAGGTCGACTATGATACGAGTGACTAGCCTCACCCTATAACTTCCGCCGGGCCTGGCTAGAGGTCCGGCGGATTCTTCATTGGAGAAGATTATGGACGACCGCTTACAACACTTCGCAGCTCACCCGTATTACCTAATGGGCGTCAAGGCGGAGCGACTTCGCATTATCGACCTGCTCAACGCCGCCCACACGCACGAGCACAAGGACAACGTGCTCGACCTGTGTCAGGCCTGTGTCACCTTCGAAAACCTGTTCCCGAGCGTAGCGTAATGAGCTTCAAGTTAGTCAAGAGTGTTATCTCTTCCGACCGGGTCGACGGCATACACAAACTGGTGCTTATCATCCTCGCCGACTACGTCAACGACACCAAAGGTAATGCGGCCTGGCCGAGCGTCACCACGATCGCAATAAAGGCCGGTGCGTCCATCCGGCACACGCGGCGAATCATCCGCGAGCTCGAGGTCCAGGGCGTCCTCAAAACAACCCGCCAGGCAGGGCTGAAGGGGACGAATAAGTATGTTATTGACCTGCGCGGGGCGGACACCCATGTCCTCCCCGGGGCGGACATTTACGACACGAAGGGCGGACATTTGAGACACCCAGGGGCGGACACCCATGTCCTCCGAATAGATAAAGAACATATAAGAACAGATACGGTCGCCGGCGGCGCGGCCCCTGGCCGAGCGCAGGCCGGCTCCCTAGTAAAAGCAACAGAGGGAAGCGACGTCGCTCGGGCCGGAGCCCGCGACGCGCCGAAGTGCGAAGAACATAGCGAAATCGCAAACAACTGCGTTACCTGCTACTCTTACCAATACGACCAGTGGAGAAAGGAACCGATGTGAGCACCGAAAGAAGCACCATCCGGATCGAGTGGCCAACACACAAAAAGAAGGCCGCACAAGCAAAAGCGCGCAAACTGCGCTGGAAGAAAAAAGGAGCACCAAAATCATGGCACACACCAAAGTAGAGGGAATCGTCGAATCACACCTCGGCACAAAAGGCTTCCGCCTGGCCGAGCGAATCAACACCAGCACCGGGCAGACCTTCACTAAGCCCTGGACAATCTGGGCAACCCAACCCGCAATCGGAGCCTTCGTCGAAGTATCCGGTGAGCTGCGGGCCGAGGTCGCAAAACACTACGAGACGAAAGAGATCATGCTTACCCAGGCAGGCTCACCCTACGTCGCGCTAACAATCTCCGACGCACTGGTAACAGTGCTCCGCGACGCTGTCCCCGCCGAAGCAACACAGAGGGAACAACCCGCCGCACCCGCCACTAACGGACCGGTTCCCTTCTAATGGCCACGTCATACAGAATGCG